CATAACATACTGAGCTTTGAAGATTGCTCTTTTAACATCTTTCATATCGACTGACAGATTATCAATATCTTTTGCCATATGCACAAGATGATTGTTCTTGATTAAATCAATATCTTTTTTAAGTAATTCTATTTCTGTTTTAATGTCTTGTTCGTTCATGCTAGTGGCAACCTTTTTCTTTTAGGGTACATATCAAGTGCAATAGCCACAGCTTGTTTTTGTGGTTTTCCTTCTTTTCTTAATATTTTAATTTTTTTAGAAATTTTTCTTTGTCTGCTTTCGCCTTTGTAATCGGGTTTGTATTTAGGGTAATTCATTATTTTGGCCCTATTCCTATTGGTCTGTTTTGAACAGCTTCAAGAGCAAGTTCTTGTTCGTTTAAATCTAATTGTGATTTTTTAATTTCTAAATCTTTATTTTTAAGTGCGATATTAAGTGCTGCTTCTTCTTGTTTAAGTTTTAACTCTTGTGCCTTAATTTGTGTTTCTATTTCTAATTCTTTAGCTTGTAGTTGTAATTTTTGTAATTCAACTTGTGCTTTTTGAGCCTGTACTTTCTCTTCAACTGTTGGCTCAGGCGGTTGTGGCGGTGGCATCATAGCTGGGTTTGATATAAATGCATCTGTATTTTTATACCCTGCCTGTGCAATGTACTCACTAACTGCGTTGTAAATGTTTTGTGGTTGTACTAATGTACCCATGCCTCCTTTTTCAACAAGAGTTCCAACAATTTGCATAATGCTTTGCATAACTTGCATTTTGCTTTGTTGTGAACCGCTACCAACTCCAACATTAACTGTGCAATGAAGTTTTTCTTTCCATCTTGAAACATCAATTGGTACAAATTTATTGTTTAAGAAAAACATTTTTTTCCTATCTTCATATCTTTGTACAAGTGCGTAAATGTTTTCAAATAAATCTTTAATACCTGTTTCTGCAAATATGCGAGCTATCAACTCTACTCTTTGCATAGCCGATTCTGTTGCTGCTGAAATTGCACCGCTTGTTACATGAGAAGTTAAAACTTCAGGATTCAATCCTTGGGTCATCTTAGATACACCGCTTCTCTCTTCTCTAATACCATCAAGGTATTGCACCATTTGAAATGCGTATGGTTGTATTTGCGGTGTTGGTAATGCTGTAACTGCACCGGGTGCTCTCATTCTAACAATACCACCGGGCCTTGAAGTTAATAAATCATCTAACTCTACTTGCCCTGCTAATACCGCATATCTTGCGTTATTGGTTAGATACATATTGTCTAATAAATTACGCATGATTGTTGACTTGATGAGCTGAATATCAGTAACTGTATCAGCAATACTCATGCCGTAAAACTTATGCGGAATTGGTAATGGGCAGATTGCAGAAAAAGGAATACTATCTATTTCAATGTTATCTAAAATGTAGTTGCCGCCTTTAGTAATCTTTCTGAGTTCAGCAATACCATCGTTATCGTAATCTAATTTTACATAACACTCATCAATCCAAACCTTTTTATTTGGGCCTTCTCCTTCTGATGGTGGTACAGAGTCATCATCGTAGCTAAATCTTGCAATTCTTTCCTCGTTTAGTTCAGCTTCAGAACTCATGTAGCTTGGGATATCTTCAACAATTGCTCTGTCATATCCTTCTTGTATTAGTTCACTTACAGTTTTTTTAACTCTGTGGCAAATAAATTCGGCATCATGTAAGTCAACTGCCCTTCTTGAAACTAAAAATTCTTCAGGTGGTACCGAATGGATTCTAACTTGTCCATTAGTTTTGGTTCTTCTTACTTTTACATCGTGTTCGAGAACTTCAGGACTAATTAAGTTTCCAAAATCATCGGTCTGTGCGGTTTGAATCATAGTTTCAGTATGTTCAATAACTTCTAAATCATCGTTTGCAAGAATAGATTGATACTCTATTTCAGTTAAATTTTTATAAGTTTCTTTGCTAGTCTCGGTCTTTTCTTCCCAATAATGTTTAATGACTCCTGTTTTGCTTATAAGTGCATCCTTAAAGGCATCGTAGAGCACCTTAAAGCCGTTATTTTGCTTGTTAAAGACATAATTAACATAGTTGGTAGCTTGTTCTGCCATTTGGACATCTTCAGGCCCTTGTGGCTCAAATTCAGCAATGTTGTGATGGGTAGTAAAAATACGCATTAGAGACGGCATAATGTATTCGATTGTATCTCTAACATCGGTGGTTACAATTTCAGAACGACCATCAATCTCATTACCAAACTTCTCACCAAGATAATATTTCATAGCATCTTCTCTTTGACTTGAGAGTTCGCTATTAGCATATCCTGTAGCTGATTGTATTTCTGTGCCTAAATGCGAAGCTAATTCACTATCGGTCATTTTTTTTGGTTTTTTTGCCATTCTTATCCTTTGTAGATTGTAATTGTATTTCTATCTTTTCTAATTTTTCTTCTAACTCTTTAACTTTATGAGCTAATAATGATGGAGATGTTATAAGTTCTGCCATTATTTACCATAAATTTTTTTAAACATTTGATAAACAGGCATATTTGCTTTTTTAGCAAGTTGCGAAATAGGCATTTTGCGTGCAAATCTTTTGCCTTCTTTCATAACTCTTGTTGTTGGTAAGTTTAATTTATCTAATAATTTAAATCCTAACATATTTATCTCCTAAACTATGATTATTTATTTCTAACTCTTTTTATATCGTAACCTGCTTTTTCTAGAGTCTTTCTGACATTCCCTTTAAACAACTTTTTAGTACCATAAGCGTCTTGTTTGAAGTCACTTCTAGCATCTTCTCTAAAATTTTTGAATTTTTGTGTGAGTTCTTTTCTTTTTATTGAGTTGTATTCTTGTAATTTTTTAAGTTTAACGTCTTGAGGAGTTCTTCTCCATTCTTTATCTGTTATTTTAAAATACTCTTTTACATTTTTTGCCATAATATTTTTCCTAAACTATTGCGACATCAGGGCCTAGCCTACCTTTGCTATTCCACTTTGATGTTTCTGTTGTACTGTGTCTTAGACTCATAGCTGCATATCGTGTTGCAGACATGAGGTCATCTTTTATTTTAACAATTTTTCCATCTTTACGATGATAGAGCCTAAACTCTTCAAACCATTCATACATGGTGTTAAAAACCTTAAATTTACCTTGCTCCATGCGGGATAACATTTCCATGATACCCGCCTCCACACTATTGCCACCTTTCTTCTCACCTAATGCTGGTGGATTTTCAAAGTGAAATGGCATCATATTGACATGAGCAGCTCGATATTGCTCTGCAAGTGTTACTCCTGAGCCTTTATCGTGCTGATATCCATCATGAGGCCAAACAATTGGGATATAGTGGCTACCATCTCTCTCATTGATGTGTGAGGCATGATAATCCGGTGTTTGCTTTGCCATTCGATAGCAATCATACACATAGATAATGTCCTCATCTCTATCCCATGCTATCCACACTACTGCGGTAGGGTGGTCATAGCCAAAATCAAGTGCTGCGATGCGTGAGAAATGGGGTGGTATCACGAAGGGTTCACAACACAAGCTGTCCTCTGAGACAGGAAAAACCAGTCCACTACCAATCATTGGTATACCTTTACTTCTCATATCCCTTTCATGAGGCGGTAGGGCGGCTAGAATCTGTTGTTTCATATCCTCGGTCAAATGCTCTGCATCTTCCCAACCCGCTGTTATCAATGCCTGCATAGGTTTGAGTTCGTTGGTAAAATTTTGTACCACTTCAGTCATACCGGATTCAGGTGTAAAGGTTAAAAATACTTGGCCTTGTTTATCTAAAGTCCTTGTAATACATTGGGAGTATATATCTTGCGGTGGTTCCTCATCGAGCCATACTAGGTCAATACTCTCACCCATAAATTTTTCACTACCCATTTCATAGGCTTTAAAGGCAACCCTAGACCAACCACCCGACTTATGTTTGACTAGAACCGAAGAGTGAGCATTGGGAACTCCGGGTTTTCTTGTGGTCTCTCCAATAAGGTGT